GCCGGACACCCCGGACATGCCCGCCAGCGTCCCATAGGCCCCCAGCCCGCCCATGATCGCCGGTCCAAGCCCCGTGCCCTGCTGCGGGCTGGTCGTGCTGCTGGTCCCACCCATGCCGCCCAGTCCCATGATCGCGTTGAGGTAGGGCTGGAAGTTCGCCGCCGGTTGGTTCTCGGCCTCGTAATACTTCGCCCGCTCGGCATCCATCTGAGCCTGCCGCAGGGCGTCTTGCTGCTGCCCGACCTGGAATTGCATCTGATACGGAAGATAGGCGGCCTGCTCGATCCCCGGCATCATCCCGGCGGCCTGCATCATCCGGTTCTGCTGGTTTTCGTAGGCCCCGTACTCGAAGGGGGCCAGCGCTTCGGTCGCGGCCCGTCCAACCCCGTCCATCGCCGTGCTGCTGTTCGTCATGCCCGAACCGCTGAACATGCTCGCCGCTGCCGGGATAGCCCCGCCGAGGATGTTGTTGCGCACCCCGGACATGTCGCTGTAGCCCGTGCCGTTCATAATCCCCATGAGCGTCGACCGCGCTGCGTCGACCCCCGGCGCGCCGCCCGCCGCCTGCCCGAGAATGCCTTGCTGTGCGCCCTGCGTCACGTCGCCGAACCCCGCGACGGTCTGGCCCTGATAGGGCGCTGGCGCGAATGCCCCCTGATCGTAGAGGCTCTTTGCCTCGCCGAACGCCCCTTTCAGGTAGGGCTGCGCCGGTCCCCATGGGCTGGCCTTCTGCGTGACTGTCTGATTCTTGCCGCCCATCAGAGGCTCCTAACCAATTCGACATGCGCCGGGACATATCCCTTGCCGCGCGCCCATTTCTGCCACCCCGGCCTTGCGATCATGATGACCCTCCGCTTGCCGAGAAACTGCGCCCACTCCGCGATGTGCGCCTCAAGGTCGTCCTGCCACGCCGTCCGGTCCTCGCCCGCGCAGCAGTTGATTTCCACATGCTCCGGGTGGACCGAGGTCAGGCAAACCGCCTGAAAATCGCCGCAGACCCAGACCTGCATATCCCGTGCCATGATCGCGTCCAGGAGTTGCAGCGCCGTGGTCCGGGCGTGGCTTTTCTCCGCGAAATTCAGCAGAAACGGGGCAAGGCGCTCGGCATAGGCCGGAACGTCACGCGCCAGCATTCCCCAGATCACTGCGTGTCCCCGATGATGTTCCATCCCCACCCGAAGATGTTCACCACGTCGTTAGCATCCGCAGCGACCCGCAAGGTATAGCCGGGCGGGATCAAAAGACCCGAACCCCCAACAATGAAGTCGGCCACATTCGCGGCAATGACTGTTTGCCAAGTGACGGCATTGGCCACGGTTGCCGATCCGGCAGGCGCAACAAGGCAGACCGAAACCGTATGGCTCGCCCCGGTCACGTTTGCCGCCCAAAGCCCATCGCTCAGAAAGTAGGCGTCGGCCCTTGCCGTGACCAGTGTCGTGAATGCCGTTTGCGCCCGAACCAGCGGGATTTCCTGCCGCGATTGCAGCAGGCGCGGGGCTTCAATCTCCTGCCGCTGGCGTGGCGTGGCATTGGCTGCCGGAAGCCCCCCTGCCTGCCCGAATCCCCCCCGGCTCATCATGTCTTAAGCCTCGCTGCCTTCAAGCCTGCACTGGTCTGCACCCGCACTTGGCTTGCGTTCGGGTCTGTCGTGTCCACCAGATACACCGCGTAGTCCGTCGCGTTCTTTCGGATGCGCCATTGATCGCCAGCCGGGGCGTCGCCCAAGGCCACGAGGCACAATTCCCTGACCGTGCCGAGGAAATACCGCAGCCCGGAATACTGCGTCGGAAACGATACGCCGCCCACCGTTGCCAGCGGACTGGCCATGTAGATATTCTTCGGCGTGGCGTGAAGCGTCCGAAGGTAAATCTTGGTGGTAGGCAGCGCGTTCGCGACCGGCAATTCCCGAAGATAGATGCTCTTCGGTGTAGCGTGTAGCGGCCTGAGCGTGATCTTGTTCTGATCGGCCATTCATGTGCCATCCACCAGCGTTGAGGTCAGGGTGTTGACCGTTGTGCCCGCCGTGTCAGGTGCCCCGACCTTGTATGCCACCAGATAGTGCTGCACCCCCGGCGCGGTGTCTGTCGGCAGAGTGTACGTCCCGTCCAGATTGCTCTGAACCTCGCCCACATAGGCATCCGTTGCGGTCACAAACCCCTGGACGATCACCCCAGCCTGCGGGACTTCGCTGTTATCAACGCACGTCCCCTTGATGAACCGCTTTGTCTGCGTTCCCTCGCCATCGCAGGAAAACGGCTCAAACAGGTCAGGCATGGAAAGATCACGGCACGTCACCCCGTCCGACCCCAGAGGGGCACCCATCGACATGCGGGCACCGAACGACCAAAGCGAATACCAGCGGTGCCTGTCCTTCCACGTCTTCGGCCCGCGCGCCTGCCATTGCCAGCGCGGCTCATGGCAGCGCTCCTCAAAGGACGGCTGCAATTCTGAAGGCCGGGAAGAAAACCCCCCGCCCGTTGCCCCTGCCGTGCCGTATCGAAGTTGAACGCCCATTACATTGCCCGGTCCAGTTGATCCCGCGCCTCGATCAGCGCCTGCTCTTGGGGTGTCCGGTGCAGCGCCGTGTCATACCCCGGAATGACCAGCTTTGACCCGCCCTCAAGCTTGCGGCGCGCTTGCTGGCTGCGAAGATAGTCCGCCGCGCTTTCCAGCATTCCGATGATGTACGCCTCGTCGGTAATCGTGCCTGAAACGGACATATTCAGGTTGCGGGTCAGGGTGATCGTTACCGAAGCGACAACCGGATCGCCGTGAAGGTCTTCAAGCGTCTGCATCACTCATCCACAACACAGTGCAAGTCCACAACCGCGCTGTTGGCGGTTATGTTCCATGCCACGATGGCTTGACCGCCAGCCGGAAGCACGATCCCGCGCGGGAAGGTGAACACCGCCGCCGCGCCGACCAGAGCTGCAAGCGAAAAACGCCTGAAGAACTGCGTCGGGACCGTGGGGGCCGTGCCGAAGGCAACCGCGCCTTGGGTCACGCCAGTCGGTCGGCCTTCGTCTTCCGCAAGAAATGCCACACCGCCGGTCAATGTCGGGGTGTTGGCAGATCGGCCCAACCCGACCACGCAGGCCGTGGCCGCGCCGTTGAAGTAGCCCCACTCCATAAGCGCCGCCTCGTTAGATGCGGGCGAAAGGAAGGCATGAGATGCGGCGGCGATGGTTGTTACCGTGGTCCGCTGTGCGAGAGAATAGATTGCCATTTCAGAGGTCCGTCCTTAGCCAAATCTGCCCAGACGCGGGTGCGCCGGGGTCAGAGGTGCGGTTTTCGATCACGAATTGTAGTGCCTGCTGTTGCGCGAAGTCCACAGATGCAACCGGATCAGCGAACTGATCAAGGGTGTAAGCCTGCACCGTGGTCGCAAGGTCTGTCACTTCGGAAGCGGTATGCGTGTGCGCTTCAGGCGGGAACTCTGTCGGCTTTCCGGTCACATCGCCCCAGGCAACAGACCCGCCACTTGTGCCACCAAATCGCCGAATAAGCGACCGGACTTCGGAATTATCCCGCCCCTTCATCGCCGCCCACTCCCCCGGAACGTCAGTTGCAAGGCCTGCGCCCTGCGCCATGTGGTAGCCGCTGGCATTCTTGCCGCCAGTCGCATTTCCTTGCCATCCGCCCGCAACGGCACAGCCCCGTTTACCCCCGGTGAACCATAGGCGGAAACCGCCTCCACCCGCTCATTGTCCGCTGCGACCGCTGCAATCTGCATTGACCAATCCGAAGCGTCCACAACCGCCTGCGCTTCGCTCACAAAGGCCCTGGACCCCGGCGAGGGCTGGAATGCCCCCAACTCCCAATCCGCCTGCATGGCCGTGCCATTGAACGTGCTATACGTTGCCGTCGAACCCGATGAAATGAACGCTCCAAGCACCCTGTCCCCCGCCAACCAGATTTCACTGTCCATCGAAGGCGTCACGTCTTCCAGCGTGGCAAACAGCGCATCAAGGTCTTCCAGCGAAGTCGCATCGATCCGCGAACCGACAAGCCAATCCGTCGAGACCGTGGCCGTTGAAAAGCGGTTTTGCTCCCAAGAATAGATCATCAGGCGGTCATAGGTCGATGACCCGACAGACCGGAATGACCAGATGATGCTTCGGCTCGCCCAATCAACCGCAGCCTGCGTTCGCCCGATGGCGCTATTGTCAACCTCGGTGAAAAACCACTTGTTGACCTTTTGGCTACCGATAGGAATAAACTCGGAGCCGTTGGTCATCCAGAACCCGTCTTGGCTCAGGAAGTACGTCTGCGCCCCAATTGTCGCCACACTGAACGGCGCGATGCAGCCCCGGTCTTCCGACACCACAGAAACGCGCCAGACAGTCGGCGGGCCGACATACTGCACAAGCGAAATACCGCGCTCTTGGAACACCATCGGATAGCGTCCACCCACAAGGGCAGTAATCGGCCCGAACCGTGGGTCAAGGTCTGCCGACCCCGCCTGCGTCAGCCTGTCAGCCGCCCATGTGGTTGCGGGGCTGTTGAAGCTGGACCATTGAATGCGCGTCGGCGCGCCGTCGATATAGCCCAGCATCAGGAAATCCGCGAACCGCTCGCAATACCGCGCCTTCGGCGGGCTTCCCGGAAGGGCAGACCACGACACATCGCTGTCAACATCGGTCAAATAGTAGGGGTCATTCGCCAGTGATGTTGCGAAGATGAAGTCGTTGAACTGCGCAAAGTCCCAGAATTCGCCGTCGATCACCGACGCGGCGACCGCCGTTTCCGTCGCGGCACTGCCAACCCGGGCAAAGAGCCTTGTCTCTGACCCACCGACGATCAGAGGCGAGCCATCATTGCGGAAAAACAACGTTGCGCCTCGCACCGGCCCCAGGAACGTGCTTGCCGTTCCGCCACCGGATTGAGTGACAGTGGTTGCCCGTTCATCCGCGCCAAAGAAAGGGGCATAGCCACCCTCCGCCGGAATGCAGTTGTTCGCCACGATGCAGCCGGGGTTGTTCTGCTTCGGGAAGGCTGGCAGGAACTCGCCGAGCGGCACCTCAATGACGGGCATCAGTCGCAACTCCTGATCCGGCCCGTGGCCATTTTCTGGTTGCCCTCGCGCACGAGATCTTCCCACGCCGCCGTCTCGTAGACCTGAAATGCCTGCGCCCGCTCACCGTCCTGGATGAACTTCCGGCAGATCGCCGCCGCAGCCGCGTTCTCGATCAATTCCTGCGCCTGGTCGAACCAGACGCTGGTATCGCTTGCCGAGGCGGGAACCTGCGGCTTTACCACGGCGGAAAGAGTGTAGGTCGCCACGCTGTCAGGCACCGGCCAGATGCCGATCTGCCCCGCGTAGAGCGTGAAATACGTGGGCCTGCCGCTCGCCACGGTCGTGTCGAAAAACCGCTCGAAATCGGAATACCGGACCTGCCGCAGATCGTCATAGTCCGGGTCGCGCATGTATTCGATCTTCTGGATATCCGACACGGGAACCGAAGTCCGGCCCGTCACGTCCTGCGGTCCAGCGCCGGTGGACAGGTCCACCGCGTCATACCACGGCTGCGCGGCAACGCTGGTCAGGGTCAGCGCCCGAACCTCGTGCAGCCAAGACACGCGCCGATTGTAGCGCGTGATGGCAAGCTGGATTTCCCGGTCGATCTGGCTGCCAAGGTCCGACCGCGCAAGCTGGTCCGCAACCCGGTCGCGCACGTCAAGCAGCGTCGTCATCTTTCACCTTGCGCGGGCGGCCCCGCTTTTTAGGCGCGGGCGTGTCCTCTTGGGGAACAGGCGGTTCGACCGCCTGCTCCGTGTTCAGGGTCCGGCGCAGTTCCATGCGATCCAGAAGGATTTGACGCCTGCGCATCAGGTGCCCGCCATGATGACCCAGTTGGTGCCGTCCGACACCAGCAAGGCCCAGTTTCCGGCGGTGCCCGAGGCAATGGCAGTGCCTGCCGCGCCCCCGGCCTTGGGCACCACGTTGGACGAGGCCGAGTTGAGGGCCTGCGCCTGCGTGGTCTTCATCAGCAGCATCCGACCGGCGTTCAGCGCCGCCGAGGGCAGCGTTGCGACACAGGCCGAGCCGGTCTTGTTGTTGATCAGGACGGTTTCCGTGTCCGCGACGGTGAAGTCAGCCGTTTTGGTCACGGGGGCGGTCGTGAACAGCGCGCCGAGGGACTTGATCGCCCCTACGACGACGGTCTGCTCCTTCGCCACGTCCCACACATCACCGATCATCAGTAGCCGCCTTTCTTCCCGCCCTTACCGGCGGCTTCCTTCGGCGGCTTGGAGTTGGTTTGCTTGCCCATGTTCAGGCTCCTTGCAAAATGGGGAAAGGCGGGGCCATGACAGCCCCGCCGGTGGTCAGCCTTGCTGGCGCACGATGTAGGTCACGTAGACCAGCGCCTTGCCGGTGGTGCTGTCGGTGTTCACGATGTCACACGTGATCCGGGCGGGCTTCTCGAAGTAGAGGTTGGCAGCCGAAACCACGTCCCCCGCGATGTGCCCCACCGCCGCGTCGATATCGAGCGCGGATTCGGTGAAAGCGTTCGGGTCAGAAGTCAGACCGCCTTCAGAACGGTCAAACCCGATGTCCACCTGCTCGTTGCCGGTGCCAGACCATGCGGTCAGGATGCCGACGCCGGAGCCGATGATGAGCGCGCCACCAGGAACGTAGCCCAGCTCGTAAACGCCGCTGAGATCGGCGTTGGTGATGTAGCGGCTCAGGGTGTGCACCACGTTCTGATGCACCACCTGACCTTTGCCTGCGTTCAGTCCCATCTGTCAGCCCTCCTTACGCTGCGGTCGGACGCGCGGCGTAGGTCGAAACCACGATGGTTCCGAAGTCCTCCGCGTTGGTCGAAGAGTTGTCGGCGGGGATGTACTTGGTCTTCTTCAGACCGAAGATCGAACCCGCCAGAACGCCGAGCCTGTTCTTGTAGTCGAATGCCTCTTCGACCCACGTGAACTTGGTCGGCCCGTTGTCACCGCCAAAGGCGATGGTGGCCGCCTGCGCGCCGCACAGAACCGCGCGACGGGTGTTCGCCACCGCCGTGCCCGCCGTCGAGTGGACGCCCTGCGTGACGCGGCTCGCCTTGTGCAGCACGACGCCGTTGTAGATGCCAAGGGCACCCGTGAAGATCGGGTTCTCCTTCACATCGCCGCCCATCAGCGCCGACTTCTGGATATCCTGCCACTGGCCGGCCGTGGTCGAGGTGCGCAGGTCGTAGACCTGATCGTCATGCAGGAACATGACGTAATAGTTGTCGCCCTCGTAGCGGATCGGACGGATCATCGGCCCGGTCGAGTTGGCAATCGAGGCGGTTTCCGCGTAGTTGCGGGCCACGTCGATATAGGTCAGGTCGAACTTGTCGCTGGTGGTCAGCGCCTGGTCGGTGGACTGGTTGCCCGCCCGGATGATCCGGTTCGTGGACGGCGCGATGGTCGGGTTCATCCCCGTGTAGCGGGTATCGGTCTGCGCCGTGTTGCCGCAAATCTGGTTGAAGAACGACACGTCGAGACGCTCCGACCACCAGTCGGTCAGGGCATCGCGAGCTTCTTCGCGCATGTTCCAAGGTACGCGCTGTTCGGTCATGCGACCTTTCACGCCAACCGGATGCCGAAGCTGGTTGATCGTGACAGCATCGTCGAAGAACTGCATGGCTTCTTCGTTGCCCTCGGCGGTCGCGTCTCCGGCCACGCCTTCGCCTTGCAGTTGCACGCGCAGCCCGCAGATGATCGTGTCGCCAGCGGATTTCTTGAGGTTGGTCTTCTCCTGGATCAGGGAAGAGTTGCCCTTGCCGATGAAGCGCCCGATGTAGGAGGACCGGATGGCCTCCACCGCAAGCTCCTTCGACAGCGCGGCGACAACCAGCGGGTTGTTCGCCTCAAAAGTCGTCTGTGCCATGATTGGCTCCTGTGGTTGATGTCTTGGGATTGCTCGCCGTGACGCCGGAGCCATGCGGGGCGCGCTTTACGTCCGCGCGGACGAAGCGGGCTGTGGTGCCCGCGAACCCTGTCCGATGGGCGTTCAGCCGCCCATCGCCTTGCGCATCACCTCGTCGCGCTGCGCCTTCGGCATCTTCGCCAGATCGGCCTCGCTCATGCGCGAAAGCGTCTCCAGCGTCATGCCGCCGTCATTGGCAGGCCCGCCCGCCGGGGCGAGGCTCTGCGTCTGCTTCTGCGCCTCGGCCAGCGCCGCGACCTGCGCCACAGCGGGCGACGGGGCGGCGGCTGCAACCGGCGCGGGGCCGGAATAGCCGCGCATCTTGGCGTAGGCATAGAACAGTTCCGCCGGGTTCTTGCCCTGCGAATAGGCCTGCGCCACGATGGCCTGCACGTCCGTTTCAAGCTGCGCCGCAATCTGCTCCGGCGCGTTGCCGTAGAAGGCCAGTTCCTCCTGCCGCACCTTCACAGCGTGCTGGAAGGCCGTGTCATAATCGGGCGTCGTGGCGCGGAATGCCTGCACGTCCTGGTTCAGCCGGGCCATCACCTGCTGGTGCTGCTGCGCCTCCATCTGGCGGCGTTCGTTGTCGGCCTGCTCCTTGGCCCGCTGGTTGATCTGGTCGATCTGGAACTGCTTGAACCCCTTCGGGTCCAGAACCGGGTCCGGGATGACGATCTCCGGCGGCGGGTTCAACTTGGCCTTGATTTCAGCCAGTTCGGCCTGAAACTGCTGCATTTGCAGTTCCGCCGCCTTGCGCCGCTCGCGCTCCTGATGCAGCGCGCCCTGCGGCACCATGCCCGGCGGTGGCTTGTCCGGCTCTGCGGCAGGCGTCTCGACCTGCGCGGCCGGCTCGGGCTGTGCGGCGGGGGCTGGCTCTGCGGCCTCCGCCACCTCCACAGGCTCGGCCTGCATCGCCTGCATCGCGGCGGTTTCGTCGGCGGTCAGTTGTTCGGTCATGCATTTTCCCTATCGTTGGGGTGACGTAGCGCCAGCCGGGCGCGGCGGGTTCATGCCCATCGGGGGCTGAACGGGGGTGATCGCTTCCTTCTGCGCCCGGACGCCGTAAAGCATCGCCTGCGCCTGGTTTTCCTCGGCCTCGGACTGCGTTTTCTGGATGTCGGCCTGCGCCGCAGCCATCGCCAGTTGCTGCTGCTGGTTCTGCTCGGGGTTCTGCTTCTGCTCCGCCGCCTTGGCCCGCAGCTTCTCGGCAAAGCTGGACGGCAACGGGCTGTATTCGATCACATCGGCCCAGTCCTCCAGGCCCATCCCCGCGCCCTGCATCACCGGGATCAGGTCTTGCAGGATCGCCCAGGTCCGCTCCTTCTCGTTCGGCGCGGCGGGGCTGTCGTCCACGATCACGTCGTATTTCCGCGTCCCGGTCTCGGTGGCCAGCGGGACGTATTGCTGCAAGCCCTCCTTCACGATCCGCACCAGCCGCCCGGTCGGGGCGATGTGATCGCGGAGAAACGATAGGATCACCTCGCCCTGCACCTTGCGGTAGTAGCGCAGGCTGTCGAAATACACCGCCAGCGTGGTCATGCTGGCCTGCTTGCGCTGGTATTCCAGCACCCCGGCCTGCTGCCGGTCGGCCATGCCCATCAGTTCCAGCGAAACGCCGGACGTATCCCGGATCGTGCTGATGGCGAACTGCGTCAACTGCATCAGCGCGGCGGGCATCTGCACCTGCGGCTTGGGCTGGATGCGCCCGCCGGACAAAGCCCCGCTTCTTACCGGGACCGCGCTGTCCGCCGCCGCCCAACCCTCCTCGAAAGCGCGGGCATCCTCGACCGCATCAGCCTCATACATCACCCCGCCCTTGGAGTTGGAGTTGATGATGTGCAGCGTCTGCGAAAGCCATTTGTTGGCGTATTTCTGCGGGTCCATCATGACCCGGAGAAGCCCGTAGAACCGCTTTTCCTTGCGGTCATAATTGCCGGTGATGGCCTTGAATGTGCAGCCGTCCTTGCAGGGCTGGTTTTCCAGTAGAATGCCGTCCCGCCCGAGGAAAGCCTGCCGCCAGACATACCGCGTCACGGGCCGGTTCGGGATGGCGATATCCACCGGCATGACCTTGGCCAGCTTGTCCCAGTCGCCCTTGGGCATCTCCTTCCGCTCGCCGCTCTGCGGATCGACGTATTCGACCGACCGCGCCCGCTCGCGCCACTGGACCTGGACCACCGTCACCGTCGATCGAGGTTCGCCGTCTTCGCCCTTGCGCCCGGACCTGTATTGGTCGCCGATCAGGTTGTCGTGCCGCTCCGACTCCTCCGCCTTGCCGATCCAGTCCGCGTGGAGGTCCGCGTCCTCCGCATCGGGGAACATGTCGCGGGCCTCGGCAATCGGAATGCGCCGCACTCGCGCCGCTCGCGTGGCGTCCTGCAACCCCTTGCGGTGGGCATGAGCATCCCAGCACATTTCCAGCGAGTCCAGCCGCACGATACGCGGCGCGCCGTCGCTGTCGCTGGTGTAGTCCAGCAAGGTTTCCGTCCAGCCGATGCCGCAGATCAGCGTGTCTTCGAAGGCTTGGCTTTCCTCGTCCTCCGCGTTCGCTTCGTCGCGAAACCACTCCGCCCCGGCGGTCAGGATTTCG